TATGAACGCACGATCATGCCAATACTATGTCAGCATCGAAAAGGCAACTGCTGACATCGATTCTTAAGGCCGACAACCTAAAGACAAAACTAAACAGGAGGAAACGCTATGCGAACGATCTCACGATTGTTTCACAGAAATTTACTAACCTGGGCAAACCTGTCCATTGTTGTAATAGCAGTAACGGTAACATCACCTGCACACGCAAGTGAAGAAATAAACGCATCAACGCAACGACAATTAACGTGTCTAGCACAAAACATTTACCATGAAGCCGGTAGTGAAAGTTTTAACGGCAAAGTAGCAGTAGCTCAAGTAACAGTTAATAGAGCTAACAATGGTAAATTCCCATCAACCATATGCGGGGTTGTACATCAAAAAACTCAAATAGCAGACCGGACTATATGTCAGTTCTCATGGGTTTGTGATCCAGTGGCAAAAGGTCGACGAATATATTCGAAAGCCTGGCAAGAAAGTCGAGAAATTGCACGTAGGGTATTACTCGACGGACTTAGATTGGAATCACTAGGCACTGAAGCATTGTATTTTCATAATGCTCGAGTACGTCCAAATTGGGGTCTTGAACGAATAGATCGTATCGGCGGACATACATTCTACAGCGGTGATAAAGTCGCTGCAAAATAGTCCTTGACACCTTCACTAAATTCATGTATACTATGTTTTTAGTGAAGGATACTAAATATTCATGTAGCGACACAATTGCTATATAATTTAACTAAAGGACATACAATGTCAGATACTACAGACGCATTACCAATCCAACCATTACAAGAACAAACAACTCCAACTATTCCAAATGTCTGCCAAACTGGTGACAAAGAGTGTATAGCACGATTAATTCAAGCATTTTCGGATTGCGATTAAATAACGGTTGACAACCCAACCAAAATAGCGTATAATAGCACTTGTTTAGTTAATAAGGAGTGCGAATTATGAGCTATGTAGTTTTCCAAAATGGTAAAGAATATGGCCCACGCAAGGGCTTAGAAGGTCCATTCCATTATCCAAACGGTCGTGTATTGTACTACGATGCACCCGCAGGCGAGTATTATGATCCCACAAGCGATTTTTACGTACCCAACGATGAAGTAGCAGAACTCCAACAATCAATCTTTACAAAGTTGAGTGCAGGATGTCCTTAGAAGTTATTCGTGAAGTAACAGAGTGGAAGGTAGACTATCGCCAGCCAAACCATGTTTACCTAATGAGTGGTGAACGGGTCATTGGTTATCAAAAATGGGGCGAAGGTCTTCCTATCTACTTCAATCACAAGGCCAAGTTTGACAAGCGTGGTCGCAAGTTTGAGAAGATTGCACTCAAAGATAGTCCATTTAAAACGGTTGACATTTTGGTAAAATGACTGTATAATGCTATACATACACTAACAACACGGAGCAACTAATGAAAAATCTAGCACAATACATTGAACAAAAAAATGCTTGGGCACGTATTTTCAATAATGTAACCTACGATGTTAATAACTTATCAGAACGTGATTGTCAAAATTTGTATGATAGTTTAGACAATGATTTAAGCCCAGAGAACTTAACCTGCGATGGTGAACGTAGCGGCGTACAAGTTCGTCAATTTGCACGTTTTTATAACGCCGCAGCCAAAGAGTTAGTCACAATAATTCGTGCTAACAACTACACAATTCCATACTCAGATTTTCGCCAACTTAATTACTAAAGTAGTTGACAAGCACACGCAGAGGTGCTATAATTACGAATACTTAGAAAACAACAAAAGGAGCAATAAATGACTGGTTTTGTTAAAATTAAAAATGGTAGTTATAGAAATACTGAAATTAAAAACGAAGTATTTCCACTTGTAAAACATTATACTGTTGGTGCTAAAGGCGGTTTTATTACTGTTGATGGTACAGGGCAGTTTGGTAAAGATAAAATTAGAGTATTAGTAGAAAGTCCTACAGACATTGAGTTTGTACACGCTGATGAGTATACAGGTGTAGTGGCTACTAAAGAAGTAGACGCAACTAGCAAACAGTCAGACGAAGAACGTATTGCTGATATTGGCTTGCGTTTTGAAATGCTTGACGAAATGACTAAGGCAGTATTGAACGGTGATATACGTGCGATGATTGTAAGTGGTCCTCCGGGTGTGGGTAAAAGCTACACAGTGGAAGCACAAATTGACAAAGCAAACTTATTCCAAAACATTGCTAACGCAAAACCTAAACACACTGTGGTTAAAGGTAGTGCTAGTGCTATTGGTTTGTACAAGGTATTGTACGAGTACAGTGATGCTAACAGCGTTATTGTATTTGATGACTGTGATAGCATTTTGTTTGATGATGTTAGTTTGAACTTGCTTAAAGGTGCGTTAGACAGTGGCAAGTCACGTAAAATTAGCTGGTTAAGTGAGTCACGTGTGCTAAAACAAGAAGACATTCCTAACAGTTTTCAATTTAAAGGCAGTGTAATTTTTATTACTAACTTAAAATTTGATGCAGTTAAGTCACAACGTTTGAAAGATCACTTAGAAGCATTACAGTCACGCTGTCACTATTTAGATTTGACATTAGATACAATGCGTGATAAAGTATTGCGTATCAGACAGATTGCTAAACAAGGTGAGATGTTTAGTGACTTGGGCATTAGCGAAGTAGGACAAGATGTTATTATTGACTTTTTGGATGCTAACAAAAACAAAATGCGTGAAATGAGTTTACGTATGGCAATTAAAGTAGCACAGCTATACAAGAGTTTTCCTAACACTTGGGAAAGCATGGCTAAGACTACGTGCATGCGAGTTACTGCGTAAACGATTTACAACGGTTGCCGTGATTGCGGGCCATAATATTTGCGGCAATACTAAAGTTTGAGGCATAATGAAATGAAATTATTATTAGCAATGATTTATAATTTAATCCTACTAGGAGGTACCGTTTACCTAGTAGGTTGGCAGGGTTGGAGTGCTTGGTGGTTCCTACTTACCGTAATACTTTTAGCTAGCGGTAAAGACTAAGGAGATTTAATATGGAATGGCAATATTGGTTAAGCGTGGTTTGGTTTGTGTTTATTGGTTATTGTTTTGGTCGTGCGCATGAATCTTGGGTCCGTTACGATGAAGCTGTAGATAAACTAAAAAAATTATCTGAAAAATTAGCTAACAAGGAGTAGTATATGTGGAATAAAATTCGTTTTTGGTTGCATGAAAATGATCGACAACTAACATGGTTCTTCATTGGTTTATTTGTTATGTGTTTCTTTGTGGATATGGGTAAACAAAACTATCCGGGCGCAGTATTGGATGCTTTCATTGTAGGAATAAATTATATCCTCCGTCCTCGGTAGCATTAAATAGTAGTATCAATGAAAACAGACATTCAAATCAACCAATCGGCCAACTTACTACCTATTACAGACGTTGCTAATTCCATCGATGTATGGAATGAACAATTGGAAGTATACGGCAGTAAGAAAGCCAAACTAAACATAGAAGCACTTGCTGACCGTCCTGGTCGAGATAGCAGGTTAATCTTAGTAACAGCGATAACACCAACACCTGCTGGTGAAGGTAAAACTACCACAACTATTGGCCTAGCAGATGGCTTACGTAAGTTAAACCACAAGTCAATTGTATGTTTACGTGAACCTGCGCTAGGTCCAGTGTTTGGTATGAAAGGTGGAGCCACAGGTGGCGGCTATGCACAAGTAGCACCAATGGAAGACATTAACCTACACTTTACAGGTGACTTCCACGCTATTGCCTGTGCTCATAATTTACTAAGCTCAATGATAGACAATCACTTACATTGGGGCAATGAATTAAACTTAGACACTAACAAGATCGTTTGGCGTCGTGTAAGTGAAATGAATGACCGTAGCCTGCGCAGTACTGTGGTGGGACTAGGTGCGCATAATAGTGTTACCCGTGAAGAAGGATTTGACATTGTGGTAGCAAGTGAAGTAATGGCTATCCTATGTCTAGCAGAAGACTTTAAAGACTTAAAGCGTCGGTTGGGAAAGATCACAGTGGGTTATACTCGTGATAATAAACCTGTTACAGCTAAGGACTTAAAAGCACATGGTGCTATGGCTGCACTATTAAAAGACGCAGTTAAACCTAACCTAGTGCAGACCTTAGAAGGTACTCCTGCACTTGTACACGGTGGTCCATTTGCCAACATAGCACATGGATGTAACAGTGTTATTGCTACTAAGCTGGCAATGAAGTTAGCTGACTATGTGGTAACAGAAGCAGGCTTTGGTGCTGACCTAGGTGCTGAGAAGTTTATTAACATTAAGTGCCGTAAAAGCGGTCTACGGCCTGATGTAGTAGTGCTGGTAGCCACTATCAGAGCAATTAAGTATCAAGGTAATTATACCAACTTAGATAGGCATATTACTAACATTAAGACGCAGTATAACCTGCCTTGTGTAGTTGCTATTAATCGTTTTAAAGATGACACTGATCGAGAGATTTCAGACTTAATAGCCTACATCAGTAACACATTTGACATTGAAGCAGTAGAGTGTACACACTTTGCCGAAGGCGGCGATGGAGCAGAGGAATTGGCACACGAAGTTATTATGGCAATTGATCAAAGTGTTCAGGCAATGGAGTTGACATATCGAGATGAAGATACATTATTATCTAAACTAAACAAAGTAGCTACACGGATATATAATGCATCGGGAATTAATATGGATGCTAAAGTATCAGCACACTTATATGAACTACAAAAGGACTACGGACACTATCCCGTTTGTATTGCTAAAACACAAAGTAGTTTCAGTGATGATCCCGCTAACAAATTAGCCGCAACATCTAAACATGTCTTAACAGTACGTGAGTTAAAACTGTGTACAGGTGCAGAATACATCGTAGCAGTCTGCGGTAACATTATGACCATGCCAGGCTTGCCAGCACGGCCAAACGCAGAAAAGATCTCAATTGGTAAGGATGGTCGTATAGAAGGATTAGATTAGTTTTACGTTACACTGCACAGTCATGCTCCTAGTGTAACGTCCTCCGAGCTCAATGTTTGATTACATTGAGCTTTTTTTTAGGTTGATTTATTTAAATTAATCACGTATACTAATACTATGATATCGTATACTCACATCGAAGACTATTTGGAAATACTAGGCGGCCATACTCCGGGTACCCTGGCAATTATTAATCCTCCTAATCCTCCTATTATTAGCCTTGCCCGCTATGATATTACAATCGTGGAAAGTATGAGCGCACATACCTATTGGGGCGGCGCTTTAACGGATAGACAAGCAGACCTTGCTGTAAGGTTAGTGCTGAAATATCGTAAACAGTTTGCTCGATTTAGTATCGATGTTGCTCCGGCAGAGATTCCACAGTTTCGTAAACCAGTACGAGTTGTCAACAGATCAAAACAGATTTGGTTAGATGACGAACGAATCGGTGTACGCTTTCCCTACGACCTTCCTATGATTAAAGCCATACAAGAAGAACGCAATATAAGTCGTGGTAGTATGAAGTACAATCAAGAAGAAAAAGTTTGGTATTTGGCCATCACCGAATCTAATGTAAATTGGGCAGTGACTTGGGGTGAGATAAATCAATTTGAAATTGATCCATTGGTACAAAACTTGTTCAACTTAATCATGGAGTGCGAAGCAACATCATACGAAATCAAATTAATACAGACAGCAGAAGGATATGCTATTACTAATGCCGCGGATAGTTTAATTGAATACATTAATACTCGGTTAGGTGGATTTGGTCCGGACAATGGGATAGCGTTAATTGATAATTCTGGTGTACTAGGATATACCTACGATGATATGCTAACTCGTCCTGCACTGTTAGATATATTTGGCAGTAAACGCGATATACATTTACCTATGACGGCGGATGCCCTGGCATTTCTATTCTCATACGCAGAATTAACCAATCGTTATCCTGTGTGCATTTATGATCCAACAATGTCATCAACAAATATAGACCTAAGTAGATTCACAGATGATGAAATTGTACGTTTTGACCTTCGTGGTAAAACAAAGACTTGCGATTATAATATAGATTGTGTTAAAGTAGTATATGCGCATAAGATACCAGCAACGTGGAATTATTCAATACCATTGTTGGTATCCACTGTGGAAATGATGTATGGTGGCAAACGTATGGAATGGATTAACCAAGCTGAAAAGATAGCCTACTGTACCAATACCAAATTGAGAGAAACTGATTAATGGCAACCTGTAAAATTATAATTAAAGACGAAGTGAACTGTAAGTTAGATGGACTTGAACTTACAGAACGCAAGTATCTGGCCAACAAATTTAAGTTTGAAATCCCAGGCGCACGTTATCTACCAAGTGTACGATTAGGTCGATGGGATGGCAAAGTGGCTTACTTTCAATTAGGCGGTAGCACATATACTAACTTGCTGGCCGAGATGTTGCCCTACATAGATGAACGTGGTTATAATATCGAACTTGAAGATCTACGTGACTATCGTACACAGTTTGCATTTACACAGGTGACAGAGCAAACGTTTGCGCACAAAGTATGGCCGGCTAAACATCCAATAGCGGGTCAGCCTGTTGTCTTACGTGATTATCAAATTGAGATTATCAACAAGTTCTTAAGTAATCCACAGTGCCTACAAGAAATTGCCACTGGTGCAGGTAAGACCCTAATCACTGCGGCATTAAGTTATAGTTGTGAACCATATGGACGAACTGTGGTAATTGTTCCAAACAAATCATTGGTAACACAAACAGAAGCAGACTATATCAATTTAGGCCTAGACGTTGGTGTATACTTTGGCGACCGTAAAGAGTTTGGACATACTCATACTATTTGCACTTGGCAAAGTCTAAACATCCTGCTTAAAAATACCAAGGCACACGAAGCAGACATTACCATAATGGAATTTTTGGAAGGTGTTGTTTGCGTTATGGTTGACGAAGTACACATGGCCAAAGCAGATGCACTTAAAACTCTACTTACTAGTGTAATGGCACACATTCCAATTCGTTGGGGATTAACAGGTACAATACCTAAAGAAATGTATGAATTTATGGCATTAAAATGTTCGTTAGGAGAGGTTTTAGGCAGGTTAAGTGCCAGTGAATTACAAGACCAGGGTGTACTTGCCAACTGTCACGTGAACGTTGTACAGCTAATAGACCATGCAGAATATAAAGATTATCAAAGCGAACTAAAATATCTATTAGAGACTGACGCACGTATTGATTACATAAGTAAAATGATAGAGAGTATACGAGCAACTGGCAACACACTTGTCTTAGTTGATCGTATCGCTCCAGGCAAAGCATTAGTTGAACTAATTAAAGATGCTGTGTTTGTATCAGGAGGAACTAAAGCAAATGATAGGAAAGAAAGTTATGATGAGTTTGCAACCAGTGATAACTTTGTTGCTGTTGCCACTTATGGGGTTGCTGCTGTTGGCATCAATATCCCTCGCGTTTTTAACCTTGTGCTCATTGAGCCTGGTAAGAGCTTTGTTAGGGTCATCCAGAGTATCGGGCGTGGCATTCGCAAAGCGGAAGACAAGGACTTCGTCCAAATCTGGGACGTAACATCAACTTGTAAGTTTGCCAAGCGGCATCTTACAGTCAGAAAGAAATTCTACACAGAAGCTAAATACGATTATAGTATAGCAAAGACTGAGTGGAAATAAGTGTGTTAATTAAAAACAAATATAGTAACTGGTATATGAATATCATCGATACTGCCCGAACAACTAACAGAAAAAAGGGAACAGGCATCGAGCGCCACCATATAATTCCTAAATGCATGGGCGGCAGTAATACAAAAGATAATTTAGTTTTATTAACTGTGCGCGAACATTTTGTGTGTCATTTATTGTTAACTAAGTGTACAGATGGAAATAATCGATATCGTATGTTACATGCAGTTGGGAAATTTATACAAAACTCACCTTTACAACAAAGAAAATTTACATCCTGGGAATATAAAAAAATACGCGATAGTATATCAATTGCTCACACAGGAAAGAAACATTCAGCTGAAACACGAGAAAAAATGTCTGCCAATGGCAAAGGCAGAATTCCCTGGAACAAAGGAATTACAGGTATAGTCCATTCTGATGAATCTAATAGAAAACGTTCAGCAACTATTAAAGGAAGAAAAATGTCGCCTGAATTTTGCCAAAAAGTAAGTGATGGCAAAAAAGGAAAGGTAGCCGGAATGATTGGCAAGACACATTCCGAGGAGACCAAACAGTTAATGAGTAAAAACATGTCTAAACCCAAAGGTCCTCAAAAGAGAATTGATGAGTGTCCACATTGTAAAACTAAAACAGTAACAGTAAGACATATTAAATTTTGTAAGAAATAACTCAGGAAAATACATGCACATACTAACTCTCGAAAACACAGCCTATGAAATGAACGAAATCCCTGATGAAATTGAGGATTTACGTTTTGCAATATTAGACAACAGCGACCCAAAGAATCCAGATTATTTCTTTATTCCGCTGATATTTTTAGAGTCATTTAATAGTCCTGCATTAGTCCTGAACATCGGTGGCAACATGGTAAAGATGCCAGTGGATTGGCAGGTACTTATTGGTGAGCCCGACATAGGTGATTTGGAAGTAATACCACTTACGTCAATCAATGACCGTGGGTTTAGTGTATTTGCATTTAATCCATTAAGTAGTTTCAAACCAGAGTTCTTTAACATTGAGATTATTGATATCTACCAAGATGTTAAATGGTATTTTCCAAAACTTAAACCTGGACAGATGTTAGCAGTGCCCGTTGAATCTGGTGATGCACCTTTATGCGCTTACTTTGTTAAAGACATTAGTCGTCAAAGTGAAATTGTAGACTACAGTAAGATATGGTAATATGATATTTGAAAGCCCGGATGGTGGAAAGACAGTATACAGTAGAGAAGCTGGACAGACAGAGCGTACACTATATAGTATAGACGGCGACATAAAAGATAATCTTGTAACTATACGCGAAGATAAACTATGGGGTGAAATTCGCCGCGCAGCTCGGACAAATACTTCTTTACAAGCCGTCCTTGATCATGCTATAATGATATATAAGTTAAGCAAGGAATATAAAGATGGCCTATAACCCAGCACAATTTAAAGCAAAGAAAAAGCGAGCAGTGGATCCGAATGCTCCGCCGCGTCCTAACTTATTATCGCATGACAAAGTTATTAGAGAACAAAAAGATGTTATCTTAGGGTTGCAACTACAACTACATAGACAAGCCGAAGAATTAGAAAGTCTTAAGTACAAATATAATAACATGCAACAGAGCATAACTGGAATTCTTAGTTATTTGCGAAAAGGTAAATGATGAGCAGTAGTTTACAAATTAATGATGAGATGGCAGCATATGATCGCAAAGATCGTAGTTACTATGATAACTTTACAGAAGAAGATCGTAAGAAGTTTTCAACATACCTAATGCTGCGTTATGGTGCTAGTGTTACAGGGTCTAGTGATCTACAGGCATACTATGTTATGGCAGTAAATGAACGGGTAAACAAAAACTTCTTTGACCTAAATAAACACCCAAAGTTACAATGGTTAATGTGTACAACTGTAAGCCCGGGTATGGGTAGACAAAGTCATTACTGGCAAGGTACTAAAAAGAAAGAAGGCAACAGCAAAGCATCAAAGTTTCTTGCTAAACTATATCCTAACCTACGTCAAGATGAACTTGATGTGCTGGTGGCAATTAACGATACTAAAAGTCTTAAACTCTTAGGTCAACAGTTAGGCATGGATGATAAGACCATTAAGAAAGAGTTGGAATGATCAACGACATAGTATCAGCTTGGAATGAAGGTAAAACTAACATAGAAGCTACACCAACATATACTTGTAAGTATTGCTCGAAGGAATTTCGTAAAGAAAGTACTCTGGCTGCGCATCTGTGTGAACCCAAGCGTCGTTGGCAACAAGAAAAAGAAGTTGGGGTGCAGTTCGGCTTACAAGCATATCTACGTTTCTTTGAGCTAACGCAAGGTTCGGCTAAACTAAAGAGCTATGCTGATTTTGTTACAAGTCCATACTACACAGCGTTTGTTAAGTTCGGCAGACATATTATTGGTATACGTGCAGTAAACCCAAAAGCATTTATTGAATATGTAATTAAACAGAACAAGAAGATTGACAACTGGACACATGAAGTAATATACTTAGAATACTTGCATCAATACATGCGCAAAGAAGCAGTACAAGATGCACTTGAACGAGCACTAACGGAGATGCAGAATTATGTGGATGAAAATACGGAATTATTTCCAAACGGGTTTACAGACTATTTTAGACTGGCTAACGCAAACCGTGTTTGTCATCATATTGCAAATGGGCGTATTAGTCCTTGGATTGTGTTTAACTGCGATTCGGGCATTGCATTCTTGGATACATTGGGCGAGGAGCAGGTTACGCAAATAATTAGTATGATTGACCCAGAGTATTGGCAACGTAAGTTTAAAGACTATCTAGCCGATACAGAATGGGTCAAATCAATTTTAACAGGTGCGGGACTATAATGACTGATACTACAAAATTAATCACTGAGATAGTTAATATGCGCACTGACATATTATATCTAATTCATCTAGTAGAAAAATTAGAAGCTAAGATTGCTAAACTTGAGCAAGGTGGCAGTAAAGCACCAGCAGATCCGTTTGCTGGAAAGATCATTGAGAAACTATGAAATTTAAAAGCGACATAGATATAGATTTTGCCGACCGTGAACAGATAATTCGTTTACTTGATGTCACACCTGCTAGTATATTACGTGATGGTAAACTAGTACGTCACAACACAGGTGTGTATGCTACTGATGTTCCTGTGGATCCATTTACTGGGCAAGCAAGTTTAGATTATGACCTAGCTGAAGATAGAGGCTATGTTAAACTAGACTTTTTAAATGTCAATTTGTATAAGCAGGTTAAGGACGAAGAACATTTAGTTGAGCTTATGCAGGAACCGGACTGGACAAAGTTATATGACCCAGAAGTTTGTGCAAAACTAATGCATGTTAATGGGCACTATGATTTGTTATTACAGATGCCTGAACCTGTAGATACTATTCCTAGACTGGCTATGTTCCTAGCTATTATTCGTCCAGCTAAACGTAATCTAGCTGGCAAGACCTGGAAAGAAGTAGCGATGACTGTGTGGGATAAACCTGCGGATGATACTTATTACTTCAAACGTGCCCATGCCGTTTCCTACGCACAACTTGTAGTCGTTAATATGAATTTGTTAGACACGTCTAACTAATGTAATACTTCTGCGTTTACTTCTCTTAGACGCAATTTCTCTTAAACTTACATACGGCCCGTGTTGTATTACAACATCTTTGCTGTTGAATGTTTTTAAACAAACTCTAAACTCTGTCCAATCCTGCTTTAAAAACACGTTAATGGGTATAAGCCTGTTACTTTCCCACCACCACTGATCTGCCATAGCTAAAAACACTGTTTTTTGCTCTAATGTACGCAATGCAGCAAAGTCATATATAGTGGTGATGAATTCATCTGCATTTTGAACAATGCCAATATAATCATTTCCCCCATACGTTATGAACGATAGGAAGGGATATTGATCAAGTAAAACCTTGTGACTGTCTTCCATTAGAATCCGTATAAATATGTGATAAGGGATAAAACACAGTGCCACTCATCACAAGTTATTTATATGAAAATATTATAGAGGTTCAGGTTCTAGATGATGATCCCACAATTAAAACAAGGAATAGAATCGTGTATAGCAGACCAGTGAAAGTTTATAAGAATATCGATAATATTATCACAATTCAATTCAGAAACAACGACCAAAAGCCTGCTAATGTTGTAAGTAGATCTTTTACATTTGCACTGACAGATAGCAATGTAACGGTATGGTCGACTACTGCTAATATTTCAAATGTAACTACTGCGGTTGGCACGGTTACATTGGACCAAGCAAACGTTGCGAACCTAATACAAGAATACTACAATTACACAGTGAGCTACACTGGGACAGCAGTGGGTAACTTAACACTACCTGCATACACTGATGACAATTGGGGTGCGGTTGGACAAATGCAAGTTATCTCAAACGTTTATTAATCAAAATACTTGACTCGCAGTAACAACTAGCATATAATATAGTATATGCTGAATATCATCTCTGACTTTATTAAAAGTATCCTGCCTGCAAAGCGTAAAACAACTCCTAGCGGTTGGATTAGCTTTAATGCACCTTGCTGTATACACAACGGTGACTCAGCAGATACTAGAGGTCGTGGTGGCTTAACTGCTAACGCAGATGGTAGCGTGTCATATCACTGTTTTAACTGTAACTTCAAAGCATCGTATCAACCGGGTAGACATTTAACATTTAAGTTTCGTAAACTATTATCCTGGATGGGTGCAGGTGATAGCGATGTTAAACGATTGGTAATTGAAGCTATTCGTATCAAAGACCTAGTAGCACCAGAGCAGGTTAAAGACGAACCAGAAGAAAAGATTGAGTTTAAGGTTCGTGAACTACCCAAAGATGCGCTTAGTTTTCAACAGCTACTTACACATCACATATTAGATGACTTTAATAATGTTCCGCCCTTGTTAAATTCAGCAGTTGACTATATTAAACAGCGTAAAGTTGATACAACCAAGTATGAATTTTACTGGACTGACAGTGCAGAACATAAGTTAGATCGTCGTGTGATCATTCCAATGATTTGGGAAGGTCGGACTATTGGCTATACAGCCCGTACATTTGTAGATGAGATTAAGCCAAAGTATTACAGTCACTATGAACCCAACTTCGTGTTCAACACTAACAATCAGCAACGTGATTGGAAGTTTGTTATTGTCTGTGAAGGACCATTTGATGCTATGGCTATAGATGGTGTAGCAGTACTGGGCAATGAAGTAGCAGAACAGCAAGCAGACATCATTGATGCATTGGGTCGTGAAGTTATTGTGGTTGCAGATGCAGACAAGAGTGGTGCTAAACTTGTAGATGCGGCTATTAAGTATGGATGGAGTGTAAGTTTCCCAGTATGGCAAGAAGACACTGACTGTAAAGACATCAGTGACGCAGTGGTTAAATATGGTAAGCTATTTGTACTTAAGACTATTATTGATAGTAAAGAATCGAGCAAATTAAAAATTGAGATATTAAGAAAAAGGCTATATAATTAATACTATGTATAATTTCCACCAAACTAAGATTTTAAAACATATCAATGAATATACTCCTATGCGAGTAAATGTTGATTTACTCGCACTCTATTACTTAATTGCATATTTTAAATGCAATAAAATTTTAGAAATAGGATTCTATGAAGGATTAAGTTTTGGATCAATGATAGAAGCAGCACCGCACGGTAGTAGACTGACCGCAATAGACGTAAATTTTCGCAATAAATTATTTAACAAATATTACAGTAATGATTCCTTGCATAAAATTTTAAGTTTGATCACAACTAATAGTAAAGATTTTGTCAGCGACCAAACTTACGACTTCATTCTAATAGACGGAGATCATTCTTATCCGCAAGCATTTAATGATATTATTAAAGTAATACCAATGTTGGAAAAAACTGGAATATTAATGATTGATGATTATGCTTGGCCGGGAGTTGATCAATCAATTAACGAAATGATGATGCGTAATACAGGATTAGTACCATTTATGATAGGAGAACAAACATCGTGGTGGCACTATCAAAATCATGATGCTTCTGATTTTTTAGATAATGTCATTGACTCGGCATTTTCTTCATTCTGTACATTACCTAATGTAGACTACAAATCACATACGGTAAAGAAAATAGAATGTTTACCTGCAATAACAAAGAATAACGATGTGTTTGCACTTATTTGTGAAAAATATAAAATATAAATTATGTCTAAAGAATATTCAGCAGACCTACAAAGGTTATTTTTAGAAATGATGTTACAAGACCCGCAGAGTTATGTGCGGGTGCAGAACATCTACAATCCCGAAAACTTTGATAGAAGTTTACGTGAAGCCGCTAAATTTATTAAACAGCACAGTGACGAATATAGAACACTACCTACTATTGATCAAGTACAGGCAGTGACTACAGTTACACTTAAAAATGTACCTGACTTAACAGAAGATCACTACAGTTGGTTTATGACAGAGTTTGAGGGCTTTACTAAACGTAATGAACTTGAACGTGCAATTCTTGCGGCAGCTGATATGTTAGAAAAGGGCGAGTATGACCCTGTAGAAAAATTAATTAAAGATGCAGTGCAGATAAGTTTAACCAAAGACATGGGTATAGAATACTTTGAAGATCCACGTGCTCGTATTGACAGATATTTTAACAGTGGTGGACAAGTAAGCACTGGTTGGCCACAGATGGATAAGATATTGTATGGCGGCTTCAGTCGTGGCGAACTTAATATCTTTGCAGGTGGATCTGGTTCAGGTAAATCCTTAGTTATGATGAACATTGCACTTAGTTGGCTTCAAGCTGGACTAAGTGGTGTGTACGTAACATTAGAATTGAGTGAAGAACTATGTAGTCTGCGTACAGATGCTATGCTTACTGGCATGAGTACCAAAGATATTCGTAAGGATATTGACACAACTGAACTTAAAGTTAAGATGGTAGGTAAGAAGTCTGGACAGTATCGTGTTAAAGGATTCCCAGCACAGAGTAATGTAAACGACATACGTAGTTACTTAAAAGAAGTACAAATACAAACTGGTATTAAGATTGACTTTGTTATGGTGGATTACTTAGATTTAGTAATGCCTGTGTCGATTAAAGTTAATCCCAATGACCAGTTTATCAAAGACAAATACGTAGCAGAAGAACTGCGTAACTTGGCTAAAGAACTTAACGTATTATTGGTAACTGCATCGCAACTAAATCGTAGTGCCGTTGAAGAAATTGAATTCGACCATAGTCATATTGCTGGTGGTATATCTAAGATCAATACAGCAGATAACGTGTTTGGTATCTTTACAAGTCGTGCTATGAAAGAACGTGGGCGTTATCAACTGCAATGTATGAAGTCGCGTAGTTCGACTGGTGTAGGACATAAAGTAGATTTAACTTATAATATTGAAACTATGCGCATTACAGATGAAGGTGAAGAAACCACAGGCGATAGCAATGGTGCTAGTCGCAATATTAACAATGTTCTAAACAACATCAAATCAACATCAACAGTTAATAAAGAAACGGGTGAAATTACAAATATGCCAAAAATTAACGCTACAGTTGATAGTAGCAAACTTAAAGGTATGCTTGCTAGTCTAAAGAATAGTGACCAGTAATGAATGAACAAAAAAATATTCATTGTCCAATGATACACGGCGGCCTCAATATAAATCTTAAAGATTCTGACGGCCAGATAGGATTTAATCAATGTTGTCTTAGTACAACAAATCTAATAATCGATAATTCATTGGAAAATATATGGAATAATCAAGAATTAGTCGATTTAAGAAAATTAAATAATACCAACAGTTGGAATAAAGATTGTTGGGAGTGTGAGAGATTGGAATTTGCAAATAATCCTAGTTTTAGATTGGGTATGCTTGATAAATTTGGAGTTAAAACAAATCTTTCAGGCCCGCAACGTATAGATTTATTATTTGATTTAAGTTGTAATCTTGCTTGTAGAATATGCGGCCCGAGCTCTAGCACATTTTGGCAAAAGCATCTTAAAGAAAATAATATATCTTTTGGTAGTTATCCAACTAAATCCAGGATGGATGATATTATTAAAGTTCTTAAATCTTTAGATTTAAGTAATTTGGAAATGGTGCAATATTGCGGTGGCGAAACTTTAATGGGTAATACCTATTGGGAAACAACTAAAATATTAGCTGACTTAATTCCTAATGCTAATGAAAAATTAACTTTAGGATTTCAAACAAACGGCACCCAACTAATAGATGAAAAATATTATGATCTTATTGAAAAGTTTCATTTAGTTAAATTTATAATAAGTTTAGATGGAGTAGGCGACAAATTTAACTATCTTAGATGGCCGGGTGACTGGAATCAGGTAACTGACAATATTTTACAAATGCGAGAAAAATTGCCAGTTAATGTTATGTTTGTGATACAGGAAACAGCATGTAATTTAAATCTATTCTATCACGATGACGTTTTATCTTGGGTTAATTCTAATTTTAATAGTAATAGATTGGGAGACATAACTAACTATGCTAAACAATTAGTTATGCATAAAACTCTTGATATTAATAACATAACCCAAGAGTATTATAATGCATTGATATCAAAAAATATGACAAATTTATTATCTCCAAATTGGCAGGAAACTCCTCAAAAAATTAAAGAAATGATTGCAGAAGTTGAAAAGTTTGATAAAATAAGAAATCAAGATTGGAAAAAAACCTTTCCGGAAGTAGCAAACTTCTATTCTAGATATCTTTAATAAATAATACAAACGGAGCAAGACCTTGCAAAAGCGTACACGTAGTATCCTTACTGAGCTAGATGAGCTATTAGCACACAGGGATAAGGCAAACCTGATTGAAAGCAGAGCTAATAACATCATTAATGGTGCTATTAATCTCATTAATCACATACGTGAAAACTATGATGCTGAGCAAGCTGGTGAATTAGAGCGCCGCCTACTTAATGCAATCAAAGGACAAGACCCAGCAAAATTTAGCCGCGGTATTAGGAAATTAAAAGATGAAGATTAATGAAATATTGGTTGAAGCAGAGCCGATAAAATTAACAGGAAAAACAACACCTACTCAACCTAGAAGTGCGTTGGGCTCGTTCCTTAGAGGTGCAGGTGCAACTCAAGGAGCAGATGCAGTAGATGCATACGCGAATGCCAATGCTCTTGCTCCCGGAGTTCGTCAAGTTTCGGATCAAGAAACAGATGCGGCTAATGCAAAACGAGCAAGATTTATAGCTATAATAAAACAACAAGCAGATCGTCAAGGATCTATATCAATGACTGATATAGGCAAACAGATTCCAAAACAAGGTGAATATGCAGACCCAGCAAGACGTAGAGAAGCAATTAAAAATGTTGCGCAAGAATTACAACAACAAGGTGTGACAGTAACATCAACTAGCACACCAGCAGTATCCACAGCTTCCACAACCACTGAGCCATACAGCATAGGCGGGCAACAATTAGATCCCAATAAACCTAGTGATAAAGCAATTATTGATAAACTTAAAACTGCACAAGCAGCTAAACCTAAAACTGCGCAAACAACTAAACCTCCTCGACTAAAATCGCAACAACCAGAACAACCTACTGGCTATACTTATTTTACATCGCCGCCGACTCCACCGCCAGAAGAACAACCAGTGCAACAACCTGCAGAAACTCCGTTGCCGGACATTAGTACACTGACACCGGAAGAACGTGCAGAACTACGCCGTAGACTACAGGCCGCATAATTATGAAACTTAACGAATTTAAAAATAACAATAGAGCATACCTATACGAAGGGTTAACTCCTAAGCATAAAAAATTAATGCAACTATGGGAAAGTGTGGGCACTAAATTAGTCGAAGCACAACTAACGCAAGATCAGATTAGACAGTTATTCCAACAAGTAGAGAAAGGTGCTACAGCAGGCGGCACTAACCGTACTGCTATTGGTAAAGGTAAAGATGTGGCTAGTGCAGTAGCTCAAGCATACAAAGACTTAAAAGCAAAAGCAATCAACAGCGAACCGATGCAAAAAGCAGATGCGCTATATGATCAAGCAGCAGAAAAATTAAAACAAGCAACCGGCGGTGATGCCGGAGTTATGCAGTATGTACAAAAGTACAGAAACTTTGCTAAAGCGCATCCTGTTGCACAGAGTTTAATCTACGGTGCTCTTATTGCAGCCGCAGGTATTACGGGTGCCGGAGCAGGCGGTGCTGCCGCACTAGGTCTATTTAAAATTGTAGACAAACTTCTACAAGGCGAGAAGTTTAGCACAGCCGCAGTAGCAGGTGCTGAAACAGGCGCATTGGCATACGGTGCAGGGCAGCTTGGCCAAGCTGCACGGGGTGGAGATCAAACAACCACAACGTCTACAAACTACAGTCAGTCTACAGATGGTATGCAGGCAACATGGCCATCACAAGGAGTAGTACCGCCGGGAATATTAGAAAGATTTCCTCCGGGTTCGTACGAATATACGCAAAATGGTGACTATTGGGAAGTTCTTGATGCCAACGGTAATAAAATGGCCAACTTTACAGTTGACTCAATGAATGAGTCTTTTGTGTTGACTTCAGCTCAAATTAGATTGTTATTTGAAGGTATAATTGTAGAAGCAGAGCTATGGAATCAATTTAAATCTGGTATAGGACAAGCTGCCGGCGCGGTGGCAGATAAAGCAAAACAAGTTGGCAAAAATATCACTACTAAGGTTACCGCAGATAAACTACAAAACGCATGGGTAGCCGCAGGCAGTCCGACTGACAGTGTTGGGGTAGGTAAGATTTTAACTGGTGCCGGTATAGATCCAGAAACAGTAAAAACAGCCATGCAGTCTATAGGGGTAGAACCAGCAACTGCTACACAACCAGATTACAGCAGAGTACCAGATGTTAGTAAATTGACTCTACAACAAAAACAAGAGTTACTAGCACAGTTAGACGCATTAGATGCACAGCAATCTACAGTTAAACAATCGACAGCGCCATGAAATTATTTGAAATTAAAAAACAAACACCGCAATGGTTACTCGCTGAAGCCGCAGGAGCAAAAGCAGTAAACCCGCATCTCGAACACTTAGAAGACTTAATCTTTAACAGTGGTTATGCAGGTGCACTTGCGGCACTAGATTACGTAGAAAGTTTACGTGCTATGTTAGCCGAAGGTACAGGCACAACCACACAACTTACAGTTAAATGGGATGGTGCACCAGCAATTATCTGCGGCATTGACCCAAGTGATAGTAAGTTTTTCATTGGTACTAAATCAGTATTTGCTAAAGGTGAACCTAAACGTTGCAAAACACCAAAAGACATTGATAAATGGTACAGCGCACAACCAGAGCTTGCGGCAAAACTAACAGCATCATTAAAATATCTGTCAAAACTTGGCATTGGTGGTGTAGTGCAAGGCGACTTAATGTTTACAGAAGGTGACGTAACCACAGTGTCTATTAACAACGAAGATTGCTATGTGTTCACACCCAACACAATTACCTATGCTGTTCCAGTTAACAGCAACTTAGGGCAACGTATTGCTCGAGCTAAACTTGGTATTATATTCCACACCAGCTACGAAGGTGATTCATTGGATGCAATGACAGCAACCTACGGTGTAAACGTAAGTGGATTAACACCAACAGCAGACGTATGGTTTGATGACGCAACATATAAAGATTACACTGGCATTGCAAGTTTAACGCCCAGCGAAAATGTCAGCATACAAAAACAAATTGCCGCAACGCAGGCAACAATAGAAAAGATTGGGCAAGCTCGTTTTGATATTATACTAAACAACAAAGACTTTGCACGTAGTATTAAGCCATTTATTAATCAAATGGTTAGACAAGGTGAACAAGTAGGCGAACCTATGCAGTTCCTACAAAAGTTTGTTGATTACTATAACAGCGAGCTAATGAAAGATATCGAGAACTTGTCGGGTGGTATTGCTGGTCGTGCAGCACAGGCTCGTTTAGTTAAGATTAAAGAAAAAGAACAATGGGTAGCAGACAATGCCAACAACCTATTGATCATACTGGCTACATACAAACGAGTTATCGAACTTAAACATGCACTAATGCGCAAACTAGCGCAGGTAGACGGTATTGGCACATTCCAAAAAACCAACGACGGTTATAAAGTAACTGCACCAGAAGGCTTTGTTGCCTTAGGGCACGATGGCGGAGCAATTAAGCTAGTCGATAGGCTTGAATTCAGCAGAACTAACGCACTACGACGTGACTAAAAACAAACATTATTGCATAGAATTTTTATGCAGATGATAAATAAAAGTATGCGCGAAAGCGTAACATAAATTAGGAGAAATAACATGGCTACACCAGCAGCAATAAATCCAGCAGCAACAACATTAAACGTTGAACAAGTAGGTCGTAATATTAGCTTTTTCACAGTTGACTACATCTTAGATGTAACAGCATCAAGCGGCCCAGGTCAAACACAACAATTAGTATTAAACACAATCCAAACATTGCACACAATCATTGCTATTGGCCCATTAGCTGATGGTGGTACACAACAAACTTTTGCAATTGAAGGTGACTTGTTTACTCCACAAAATGGTATAACATTGCAAGCATCTATCCGTCTTCTTTCAACAGATGGTGGTGTTGATATGGCTAATGCAACAGTTACAGCAACTAAACTTGCTATCTTAACAGCAGCAGCAGT